TACATTTACACCGGGAACTGGTGGAGACATTTATCACATAGCCAAAATATGTAAATATACTGATGGTGAAAATGTTTTGTATTATTTTACAGCAGAAAACGTAGTTGACGGATGCTGCGATACAGGGACACCATAATATGTCAAAACAAATCATAACATATGGATCCACTGACTCAAAGAATGCTTTTTATGCACCCAATTCAAAGGGTGCATATGAATGCGCCAACTCTACCATTACAAGAGGCTTATGTGGATCACCAGATACTTTTGCTGAATGCTTTGATAGATTTCCAAGTGTAAAAGGTATAGCAGAAAAAATTGGATTTATCAAAGGCATGACGGTTGGGCCTGCTGGACCGTGTGGACCTCCAGCATACATTTTAGATCTTTGGAAAGGGGCAACAAAACCAGCAAGTGGAATAGAAGATACTTTTGCTCCTATTGATTTATATTTGGATGAACCACAATATGAATGTGAAGAAATTGTATCCAATTTGGGTGAATCGTGGCTAGGTTGTCTTTGGGGGACACCTTCGGCACCATTTAGTTGTACATGTCCTGATCTCGGTCCAGATTTTCATGCCTATGTAAAATTACGATTAAATGTCGCCACATTCTGGAATACACCAAAAGAAACTCCAATTCTGCGTGCAGAATTTTTGGATGGTTTAAAATATGGAAAAAAGATGAATATCACTGTGGCTGGTGATTTCAATCTCAAAATAGGACAATTGGTGTTCCTGAATGTAAATGCTGCTAGCGGTTATCCATATTATCCGGGCCAGTCATTGTTGAACGGTCATTATTACATAATTGGCGTAAAGCATGTTATAACAAACTCTGGAACACATGAAACGGCCCTTGCATTGTCTCAGATTCCACAAAATACAACTCCCGCTCTTGCAGGAAGCACATTTGCGTCTGATTATCCTTGATCTAAATATTTGGTATGATAGCCAGAGATTTTTCTATATTTCTTGAACCAGTAAACACCACAACGACCAAAAAAGACATTTCCATGGTCAGTGGTTACAATGCTTATGTTCAGTACATAGAAAATGTGATAAAAACTCAAAAAAATGAAGTTGTCTCAAATATGAATTTGGGTTCAAATTATTACAGTTACTTGTTTGGAACAAATGATGTAGGAACTTTGGAGTTTGAATTGGCTTCATACATTCAGGCAGCACTAGGAAAACTTACGAATGTCAAAGTCGTTCTTCGTTCTCGTACAGAAACAGAAATGGAATTTGAGGTACGATTCAGTTTTTATGATGGAATCAAATTTCAAAATCAAATGAGTTGCTTCATAGAGGTCCCAATCTGATGACATATAACATAAAAAACTTAAATGTAGCCTCCTTGGATTTTGATGATATCAAAACTTCAATGGTTGCTTTTTTACAACAACAAGAAGAATTAAAAAATCTAGACTTTCAAAATCAAGCAAGTGCAGTAAATATGTTGTTGAACATATTATGCACCGCTACTGCTTATAATGGTGTGTATGCACAATACGGGTTTATCAATAGTTTTGCAACCACGGCAACAGTAATGGAATCCTTGCTCGGAATTGCCTCAAACAACTCGGTGTTGGTCATTCCAACCAAATCGGCTTCCTGCAATCGAACTGTTACAGTAACTTCTGCACTTGACGAGTATAGTGCATTCAGAGGTACGGCTACAAATGGTGCAGATTTGTTTTTTTACAATATTGAATCGATAGCTGCCAATACTTCAAAATCCATAAATCTTTATTCTGGTTTGGAAGTCGTGTTTTATACAAACTATGATTTTACTACGCAGTCTTGTGAACTGCCTTACAGCGTAAATCCGGATACCATCGGATTTTATGAAACAGACGTTGCAACAAACATAACAACGAAATGGACGCGAGTTGACAAAGCAAACACAACCACCACCAAGAACAACACTCATTTTTCTGTAATCAATGGTCCTCAAGGTTATGTTGTTACCAACAACTTTGCATCATCCGCACAAATAACAACTTCTAGCAAAGTAATTGTCAAAGCAGTTATAAGCAATGGTTCAGTAGGAAACAACGGTACTATTGGTGCTCCATCAAATGTAATTTTTGGTACATCTGCAACACCGAATGGTGGTTATAATGAAATTTCAATGAAAACAGCAAAAGCATCTCTTTTGTTCAAAGCAACTGGTCAAGAAAGATGTGTTACATTGAGAGATTACAAGAATGCAATAATGAGTTCAGGAATCGGTGGAACCGAAAATGAATCTTCAATAAGCGTTGGCAATGACATTCTTCCAGGACAAGTGAAGATATATGTCGATGGTCTTGGGTTTGCCGAACAGTCCCAATTGATCGATTACATCTCCAATCGTGTGCCTGTTGGCATATCAGTGGTCTATAAACAATGATTTTATTCTTCAACAGTCAACCTGTTTCCGAACAGGTAAAAATTTCATATTTGATCGAAAGAGCCAAAGCACTTTATGGTTCAGATTTTTATGATATAGATGATTCTTACTGGTTTGGAGACAACCTTACCGTAAGGGCTCTATTTCCATCATGGATAATGGATGCCTATGAAAATGAGCCAGATACAGTTTTGGTTGTTCCTATAATCAAAAACTATCTTCGTTGGTTATTTTCTTTGGAATACGGTTATGGTGCCCAATTAAACTGGGAGACACTTCGATATCCACTAAAAACAAATTCAAAATTTTTAGAAGCATACGCAGATTTTTATTTTCCGGATGTGGACTTTTCCCAAGAACCATATGCTTCCATATTGCCAAACATAAGAAAATTTTTGATTAATGCGGATGCCAATTATTTTAATGAAAAGGGAACACCCCAAGCAACAAAATATTTAATCTGCACACTTTTGGGATTTGAGTGGGATTCCGTTGACGTTTTTACTGTAAACGCAGCTGTCATACAAGTAAACACTACCAGTCCAAATTCTGAAAGACTAAAGCAGTTTAGACCATTCCTAGAAGAACATGTGTTGCCTGCCGGAATGAGTGTTATTTATGGAGAGTTCTGATGTTTTCAAAAATGGTTATGTTTGCGGCAGCAATCGCATCGCGTGGATTTAATTCTAAGAAGATAGATGAATCAACAAAAAAATTGAGGGCTTTGTCTTGTTTCGGTCACGGGGAAATAGCAGCATGCGTTCATCTAAAAGCAAGTAAAATCAAGGGAAAGCATTATTGCGGTAAATGTGGTTGTGGTGACCATCGCCACACTTGGTTGATAAAGGAGTCAAAATATTACTCCAAGCTGGATTATCCAAAACTAGATTGTCCATTAAAAATGCTTGGGTTTTCCAATTATGATCCCAATGCATATGAACCCGAAACCAAGGCCAGAAAACAAGATATAGAAAATTTTGACCCAGAACAACTCCAATTTATTCAAATTACGATTGGATCGAATCCTTTGCAAGAAAAGATTATGGAAGACTTAAATAAGGTAATTGAAGATTCATAAATATTTCTAAGATGCCAATTACCACCCGTCAAGAATTCATTGACTACACATTAAGAACTTTAGGTGCTCCAGTCGTTCAAATCAACGTAGATCCTCAGCAGGTTGAGGATCGTTTGGAAGAAGCCCTTCGTTACATGGAAGAAAGGCACTTTGACTTCAATCAAAGAGCCCTGTTTTCCTATCAAATGCAACCACAAGACATTGCACGGAACTACTTCGATGTAAGTACCTTTGGTCCTGCTTTGGGTGCGCAAATAAGAACTGATAGTAGCGGAGCGACTTCTTATTATCCAACTGGCCAAGACATTGTTTCCATATCTAAGGTTTATACGGCAGACAATCAAGTCGGTGATTACATGTTTGACCTTAGATATCAAATGACTCTTTTTGATTTCTTCGGTCTTTATTTTAATCAGTCAGGCTATCCATCAGCGCCCATGGCATCTTATATGGAAGCGATGTCTTATGTTAAGTTGATAAATGACGTATTCAATTATCCGATGTCTTACACATACACCAAGACAACGCAAAGATTGTTTTTGGATACCGATTACAGTAACCTTGAAGGCAAATCATATCTTTTGGTTGAAGCCTATGTAAAAATTGATTCTGATAAATTTGAAAAAGTTTGGCAAGATCGATTGTTCCAAAGATATTTTGCGGCCTTGGTGAAAAAACAATGGGCACAAAACTTGATGAAGTTTGCTGGTGTTCCACTACCCGGTGGGGCTCAGTTGAATGCCCCAGCCATAATGCAGGATGCTGTCCGTGAAATAACTGAAATAGAAAATACATTGTTGAGAAACTACGAACTCCCCGTGGATCCATTGATTGGATAAAAATGGCAATCAATCCTTATATCAATTTAACTTCATACAATCCTGAACAAAATTTGGTTGAGGATATCACTGTTGAATTGATTCAAGGAGTTGGTCAAGATTGTCTCTATGTTCCGAGAAATGCTTTAAACATAGACAGACTATTTGGAGAAGATCCCAGTTCTTTTTTTGATAAGACATATACAATAGAAATGTATATTCAATCTTACAAGGGATTTGAGGGAACTGATATCGTTACTCAGTTTGGCATTGAAATCAAAGATAAAATATCTTTGTTGATGGCTCGGAGAAGATTCAAAGAGCAGGTTACAAATGTTGATCCAACAATCATAAGACCCAGAGAAGGTGATTTAATCTACTTTCCTCTCTCAAAATCTTTGTTTGAAATAAACTTTGTAGAACATGAAAACCCCCTATACCCATTGGGCAAACTTTATTCTTATCAAATAACCGCAGAACTCTTCACATACAGTTACGAAAAGATTACCACACCAAGTCCTGCAGTAAACTCGCCATATACAACCACATTTGGTTTTACTGGTGCAACTATGATTCCAAGAAACAACATTCTTGGAACTACTGCTGGAATCAATGATATTTTGGACACTGAAGCTGCATTGTATGAATTTGACGAAAACAATCCCGCAAACAATTGTGGATCTTAAATGAGGTAAAACGATGTTTGGATACTACTATAATAAAAGTTTAAGACGATTAGTGGTGGGATTTGGAACTTTGTTCAACAACATTTATGTTTCCCACGACAACAATGGTGCTGATCCAAATACTACTTTAAGAGTTCCAATTACATATGCATCACAAGAAAAATTTATTCAAAGACTTTTAAATCCCTCTTCAATAACTGATGGAACAAGAATTGAGAATCAGTTGCCAAGAATAAGTTATCATGTAAATAACATTCTCCCAGACCCATCAAGACGGCGTGCAAGATTTTCTTCATCAATTGCATTAAATCAATCTGGTGGAAATTGTACAAATACTGGATCACAAATAGCCAACGAACAACCTGTGAATGTTGGAATAAACCTCTTTGTCTACACAAGACATATCGATGACATGTTGCAAATTGTTGAGCAAATAATACCCTTCTTTGTTCCAGATCACATGATAAAAATTGAACTTACAGAGGGTGGTGACAAATTAAACATCCCAATCGTAATGGTTTCAAACAACCTGACAGACCGATATGAGGGTGATTTTAACAGCAGAAGAATGCATATCGCATCATTTAACTTCTTGGCCAAATCATACATATTTGGTGGTGTGAACAGTGTAACGACTATTAATACTACGGCGACTGAGATTGATTTTGAATAAACATGAATATTAATAAAAATTTGGCAAAACTTTTTAATGTCCCTGAAGGACAAAATAGTTCTTTGGATAAACCACCCCAATCAGGTGGAACCTTTGATATTGCTAATTTTCAAAAAGATTATGCACTGGTTCAAGATAATTTGAAGTCTCTTATTGGCAGTGGAAATATCGCCTTGGAAAGTGCTTTAAAAGTGGCCACAGAATCCGATAGTCCTAGAGCCTTTGAGGTTGTTGCCATTCTTTTAAAGACAATGTCTGATCTAAACAACAATGTGCTGGATGTGCATAAAAAAGCAAAGGATACAACTGGTACAAAGATTGAAGTCAAGCAGACAAACAATTCTGTCTTTGTGGGATCTACCAAAGATCTGCAAAATCTGATAAACAAGGAAAGAAGTACGGATAAAGATATAGTTGAGGCTGAGGTTGTGAATGAACCCAAACAACAATAATCAGGGTTATCGAAACAATTCCAAACTCAAACTTCCCGGTGTGGAGATGCAATACACCAAAGAGGAGTTTGAGGAATATGTAAAATGTGCAAACGATCCTGTCTACTTTTGTGAAAAATATATCAAAGTCAAAACATTGGACAAGGGCGTTGTTCCGTTTAAACTTTATCCATACCAGAAAAAATTTATAAACGAATTGCATAAAAATAGATTCGTGATCTCCAAGTGGCCTCGCCAGTGCGGTAAGTCTACTTGTGTGACCAGTTACATTTGCCACTATGTGACTTTCAACCAAAGCGTGAACGTGGCAATTCTAGCAAACCGTTTGAAGACGGCAAAAGAGGAATTGTTCTCCAAACTTCAACTTGCTTATGAAAATTTACCACATTTCCTGCAACAAGGAGTCGTAGAATGGAATAAGACGAGTTTTAAATTGGAAAACGGCTCCAGGGTCATGTGCGACGCTACATCGTCTACAGCGATCCGTGGCGGCTCATATAACCTGCTCCTGTTGGACGAGTACGCCTTCTTGCCGAGCCATGTAGCAGAAGAATTCTATACATCCACATACCCGACCATTTCGGCTGGTACAACCACCAAACTTATCATTGTTTCCACCCCAAATGGAATGAACCATTTCCATAAACTTTGGGTGGATGCTAATCGAACTACAGGTCATAAGTTAAAAAACATGTTCGTTCCGGTTGAGGTGGGTTGGAAAGAAACCCCAGTAAGTCCCGGAAGCCCCAAATTAAGAGATGATGAATGGGCCGCTGAACAAATTGCAAACACAAGTCCAGAACAATTTGAGCAAGAATATGGATGTAGTTTCTTGGGCTCTTCCAACACTCTTATATCAACTTCAAAATTGAGTGTCTTGGCACCAGAAGAATATTTGCAAGAAGATAAAGAAGGTTTGCGAGTATTTGCAAAACCAGAAAAAGATCAAATTTACTTCTTGCAGGCTGACGTTTCTCGGGGTCAAGGCTCTGACTTTTCGGCATTTACACTGATTGATGGAACATCAGCACCATATAAAGTTGTTGCTTCGTTCAGAAACAACACAATCAGCCCATTCAATTTTCCCACGATTATCAAAAAAATATGTGAGCAGTATAACAATGCCTATGCTTTGATTGAAACAAATGACATTGGTGGTCAGGTTTCTTCTATTCTTTACAACGATCTGGGCTATGAAAATGTATTGATGACTCGTATGATGGGAAGAAAAGGCCAAATGCTTTCCCAAGGGTTTGCTTCTGGAAAAAGCGAAATGGGTCTTAGAACCACCACACAGACTAAAAAATTGGGATGTGCGATTCTAAAAAGACTAATAGAAGAAGACAAAATTTTATTGAACGATGAAAGAATAATTTCTGAATTATTCACATTTGTATCAAAAGCCAATACATACAAGGCGGAAGAAGGTCATAATGATGACTTGGTAATGTCTTTGGTGTTCTTCGCATGGCTTTCAAGGCAAGAATATTATGCTGATTTGATCGAAAGTGCAAAATTTAATTACGAAGAAGCACAAAAACCTGAAGATGATAATGTGCTTTTTATGATGGATAACAAGGATGAACTAGATGATAAGGAGCCATTTTCTCAGGGAGGAGTGGTTTGGTATCCCACATGAAATTCTAAATATTTTAGATAAAAAGGGATCCTATGCCATCACTCAGTTCATTTATTAGCTCAAATCAATATTCAAAAGAAAATTTAGCAATACCTTTCGTGGCTGCAATGAAGGTTGGATCTACTTACACCGCTCCGGTTTTCAACGGAGTGAACAACGCCACTAGCGTAGATCCGGGTGGTTTGTTCGGTTGGTTGATCTATTCAAGAGGAAATTCTGCTCTTGGTCCTGTAAAAGGAACAACCTCAGATCCGTTCATTGTTTATACAAATCCTTCAGATTTGGTGCAAGATTTAAATAAGTTAAGTGGAATTACAAATTGCTTGCTGGCTCCAGTAAGTGGTTCTACTTACGCTTTGTTTGTTGATGAAGGAAATACAAAACTTTTATATACGCGAAATGGCGAAGATTTTTTGAATGCCATAAGTTACATGGCTTACGGCGGTACACTTGTGCTTACAGGAAGTGTTGCTGGGTTCAATTCTTATTTGGGTGCCAATTCAGGAAATTTGATTGATTGTGTAATCGATCCTTACATTTCTTCTGAT